GCTAGAGCGATGCAGTTTCCATTTCTGGAATTGGCGGACATGTTCAGTACATGCACTGCATCGCTCTAGCCTTACTGAATTGATAGGCCGCCAAGCCGTTCGCAAATCATACTCAAGCTTAACTTACTTGGCTAGTATTTTTTCAGGTTCCCAGCCCAATGAGTAAACAATCCAGAGGCTGCGCCGATCATCGCGGCAATCACCCATTCGATTTTATCGGGAAGGTGGCCGTTGACCACGAAAACCAGCGCCACGAAGAACGAGCACAGAAACCACACGGAGATTCGATTCATTGCCTGCCACCTCGCATGTCAACATGATGCCCGCGCTTCTGGCTGCCGTCAGCCATGACTACCCGGCGATCTGCGCCACGGGTCAGGCGGACGATTTCCTTAGAGCTGGCGATAACCTCAAAGCCTTCAGACTTGAGCTGATCGACTGTGCGCCGCTGATTCGAAGTCATAACAGCCCCTCCGGCACATCAACCTCATCGCCGATCTTGGCTGCGACGATGGCGCAACATTCGGCCAGTTGTTGCTGTTCGTTCTTCATGGTCGAGCCTCCAAGGTGCTTTCCCATTCTGAATTGGAAAGATACCCGCCGCCATCGGCGAACCGGCCTTGAGGTGATGGCTCAACCCACACGCCGACTTTCACTTTCGCGTATGGCTTGTTTTCAAAGAATACCCACAGACCGTTGGCGTCCTGCGCGAGCCACTGCGACCACGCTGGCGCCTCGCTCCACTCCGGCTTACTCATGGCCTTGCCTCCAAGCTGTGCGGCGGGTTGTCAGCTGTAGTTTTTCTAGCCCAATCCCAGCGCGAGCCCGTGCAGATCCAAAATCCAGGGCGACCACCGAAGGAAGCCATCCATTCAGGATTGAACTCAAACCAATTCCAATCGCCGTCCTCATCCTGACAAAGCCAGTTTGCCCAACCTGGCGCATCATCCCAATGCGGCTTGCTCATTCTGAAATCTCCCCTGTATCGACAAAACGCTGAAGGATTGTGTCGAAGCCGCGATTGGTTTTTGACTGGATCATTTCGCACGCTCCGAAATCATGGCATCGGCATGCTTGTACGCCATTCTCGCCTGCTCTTCGCTAGTCGAGTTGATTGGCCAATGGCCGCCGGCGATCATGGCGGCAAATATTTGAGCGGCGAAATAGTCGCGCAGATCCATGCCGTGATGCGTTGCGATTGTTCCATCACCCATCTGAATCGCAATCGGAAAAGCTAATCCACCATCATTCTTGCTCATACGAAACACTCCTTTCCACGTTGTTAGTCGAATTCAATCAGCGCTTGATGCCGAACCTTTCGAGCAGTTCGGCGCGATGTTCTTCGGGCGTCTTTGTGATTGGCGCCCGCTCTTGCGTTGGCTCTGCAACTTGCTGCCCGTCAAGCTGCCTTTCCATCCGATCAAGGTAGCGAAGCAGGTACACGCTTACATGCTGCGGCCCACTCATTTCAGGAAGTCGCGACTGCTGGATTTAGGCCCGCGCCCGGAGTTTTCTTTCTGCCTGGCGTACTGGTCTATCTGGCCATTCGCCGCAGGCACGAACCGGGCAAAGTTGCCCTGGAATTGCAGCATGCAATTCCCTGGCTTGGCGTGGCGGCACTTCACCACATCGACTTCGGTTAGCCCCTGCTCGCCAAGCTCGGAGTTCATATCGCGGTGCGCCATGATGATGACGTCGGCGTCCTGCTCGATCTCGCCCGAGTCGCGCAAGTCGCTCATCTTGGGCTTGGCGTCGGTGCGGCCCTCAATCCCCCGGTTCAACTGAGACAGTGCGATAACCGGAATGCCCAGCTCCTTAGCCAGTGCCTTGAGCCCGCGGCTGATCGCGCCAAGCTCTTGGTTTCGGTTCTGGAGTCGGCTGTCACGCTCTGGCGCAATCAGGCCCAGGTAGTCGATAACGATCATGCTCAGCGGGCGGGCTCGGTGTTCAAACCGCGCAATGGCACAGATGCGGGCAAACGTCAGCGCAGGCTTGTCGCAGATACGAACGTCGCCGTCAGCGGCCTTGGCGACGGCCACAGTGAGGCGGCTAATCATCTCCTGGCTGTCCAGTGCCGCGCCGGAGTCGATCAGGTTCTGATCCACCGAGGAAAGCGCCGAAAGGCTGCGCTTGGCTAGCTCCGACTGGCTCATCTCCAGCGAAAAGATCAGCGCCGAGCCCTTGTTGTGTACGGCCACGTAATCGGCCAGGCCCACCCCCAGCACGGTTTTGCCAGTGCCCGGACGGCCAGCGATAATCACCAGATTGCCCGGACGCAAACCCTGCACGATCCGGTCAAGGTCGCCAAGCCCGAAGTTCAGGCCGAGCGCCTGCTGACCAGTCCAGCGCAACTCCATCTCATCGAACACAGGGGTCAGCGCATCACGCAAGCTAACCACGTCCGGGCTATCCTCGTCGCTGGATAGGCTCATGGCCAGCTCCTGCGCCTTGGCCATCTGCTCAGACAGGCTGCCACGAGTCTGCGACAGCTCAATTATCTGCTGGCCGATCTCATGCAGCTTACGGGCCTTTGAGCGCTCGACCACTACCTTGGCATACCCTGATGCGTTTGCGGCGCTAGGAACGCCCCTCATGATCTCTGAGGCGTAAATAATCGTCATCTCTCCGCTAGGTAACTCGCTGCGCATGTCAGAAAGCGTGATGCTGTCCGGTTTTACCTTTTTCGAGTGGCAGGCCAGGATCATCGCGTACAACGCTGAATGGTCCTCGCTGGCAAAGTCGGCCGGCGACAGGAACGCACCAATCTCTTCGCAGCGCTGCGGCTCGTGCATCAGCGCGCCCAATACGCCGTGCTCGGCTTCCATGGCATACAGTGGTCTATCCATCACAGCAATCGCTCCAGTAGTTTTATGGCGTTCTTGGGTTTGGTCACGAAGTCGAAGTCAGCCTTCCAGCCCCGGTCGTTGTCGCCTACCCAGTGAGGGTTGGTTAGGCAGTCATTGAAATACGACTCCCACATTTTCATGCCGAACTCTCGAAACGGCCTCTTGCCGTTGAACTCCAGATCAACCATCTGCTTGACCTGAGCGCGCCGGGCCTTGTTGTCTGCTGCGCACTTGGGTAGCGATGGCGAGCAGATCCGGTTGTACGCCTCTTGTATGTCAGAGAACCTGAATAGGTGCGCGTCCTTCGCTTGCGGAGGGCAAGAGTTCTTTATAGGTTCTTGGTTAATGGTTAGTGGTTCTTGGTTAAGGTTATCCTTGGGTTTATCTTGGGAACCATCTGGGTTTTCTTTGGGTTGTTCTGGTTCATCTTTGGGCTTGGCAGGCCTTCCTCCGCGCCTACCATTCTCCCGATTTGCCTCGGCTTTAGAGTGGTATTTTGCAATCTCATCATCGCAGCGCTTGTGGTGATAGCCGTCATCGCCAAGCACGAAAAACTCACCCAAAATCACAGACGTGGCTTCTTCGTGGCCACCCAGGCGCAACCGACGAATAACCGACTTGGTTTCAACTGGGATTGGCAATTCGCTCTCGTAGTAGTGATCCAGAAGTCGGCGATAGACCCCCTCTTCCTCTACTGAAAGATGGGCGGTATCCCTTGACCAGTCCTTGATGTTGAACTTGTAGTAATGCATGCCATCGCCTCAATCTTCGCCAAGGGCAACGAACTCGCTGACCTTCATTCCAAAGGCGCCTGCGATCTTTTGAAGGGTCGCCCCAGTGCACGAAGACTGCGATGCAAGCTGGCTCATGCTGGTCTCGCGCATCCCCAGCTTTAAGGCCAGGGCCTTCTGCGTCATGTCACGTTGAATCAGTGCGAGCTTCAGGCTTTTGCGAAAATTCATTTCCCCTCCTGGGGTGGCGGTCAGTCACAGCGCAGACTATAAATGGTGCCGACCTATCTTGCAATGGTACCGATAGTAAATATCATGGTACCGATTCATTCAGGTGGCGGCCAGCAGGCAAAAGAAAAGGCGCCGAGCATCCGCTATGCGGGCTTGGCGCCTTGGGGTTTTGGGCTGGATTAGGCTGTTGATTTTAGGCTAGATAGCAGTGATTTCCCTCGAACTGGCGGGGCAGATAAGGCAATTTCAGGCGCAATGCCCATAAGAAGCCTCCTGCGGATTGCCACCTTAGATACGCCAATCCGTGAGGACCAATCGGCTATCGTGAGCCTAAGCCCGAAGCACTCGACAAATACCGTACTGCGCTGGTTATCCATCTGCTGCTTGTTTGTGGCCCACCGGCAATTGCTGGGCTCGTAGTTTCCATTTGAATCAATGCGATCAAGAGTTGTACCTTTCGGCCTGTCGCCCATATCTTCTAGGAAGCTTTCAAAGCTTTTCCATTGATCGCAAAAAGTGATGCCGCGACCGCCGTAACGGCAATAGCTTTTGTGTTTTTTGTTGGTGCATCGGGTCTTCATGGAAGTCCAGCTAGTGTATGTCGGATCAGGATTCGCCTTGGATGCTCGGCCATGACCATTTGAATGTTGGTTAGTCATTTGGGACTCGCTCCAAAAATCTGAGCTTTCAGCGCCTCAATCTCGGCCAGCTGCAGAATCTCGCGTTCGGTTGAGCGGGCGACTTCGGCCTTCAGGCTCTGGACCTCTTGCCACAACCGATCAGCCAGCGGATCGTGCCACCCTGGAAGCTTTTGCAGATACGGCATGTGCGCGGCAAGCTCTTCAGATGATTGATCTCTTACAAATGTCATGTCTTGTCCTCAGAATGGAAAGTGGCAGTGGTGCTTGAAGCCGCAGAGCGTGTCTCCGCAGTCGTCGCACGGTTCGTCGGATGATGGCGCGGGGGAGGCTTCCGCCTCATCCACCAGGCAGTCCTGCTTTTCGAAAGCGATTTCGGTTAGCTCCCAGTACGGCGCCAGCTCGCATCGGCCCATTTCGTCATACTGTCCATCATCGTATGTGGCTGCATAGGTGTAATCGCCGGGGCCGCTGCTGAACTCATGCTCGCCCTTCAGTTCTTCTTCGATCCCGGCCAGGGCATCCACGGTGACTTCGCCATTCACCGCGCAGATGAAAGGTTCGTCCTCGTCGCCCGGATGAAAGACTTTGATGATCAGGTCTTTTCTGGATCTGAATAGAGCGGCGAACTTTCGCGACTCCTGCCACGCCCACCAAGCCGCCTTGGTGAAGGTGCTGGTGTACCCCATAGATCCGACCTCAAGGAAAGAGCGCGCATCGTCTTCAGGCATGCCAGTCGCCATGTGCATAGCCACAAGCGACTCTTCAAATTTTGCGCGCTCCACAGATTCACCATTCGCATTTCGTGGCGCGAGATTTGGCCCGGTCATTGGGATAGGCCTCGGGCGCGGGCGATTGATAGCTCGCGATGGTATGCGCGAGTTGCTTCCGCTTGATTGCTTCTGCGAACAGCAGTTGAATGACGATGACCTCTAGAAGTCCTTCCGTGATGATCTCGGTCCTCTGCATTTTCCTTGGCCGTACCCCATGCCAAATTGGAGTAATGGCTATTCATTTTATCCCCGTCAAGATGTCTGACTTGATGTGCCGGGCTTGGGCAAGAACCTAAATAGGTGATAGCGACCATTTTGTGAACAGCGAATCTTTTGCGCTTTCCATCAACCATGACGCGAACAGATGGGTATCCGCTCGCATTAAGCGTCTGCACAAGCTCGCGCTTTCCATACCCGCGCCAATTGCTCTCTACAGAAAAAACTCTACCGTCCGGCATAACGTCATAACCATCTGCAAACTTGCCAACTGCTTTCACTTCACTCACAATCATATCTCCTCCGTTGTTAGTTGAGCCGCCCATCCCCCGGGCGGCTTTTTTTTGCGTGGAATTCAGGGTCTTTTCAGGCCCTGAGCTTGTCCGGCAGGCGAAACAGCATGCCTTCGGATTGTTGCGACAGCGCTTCGGCCACCTTCGGGCTTGCCCGGCGCGCAGCCTCTTGGATCATTCCCTTCAGTGATTCCGGGGCTTCGCCCGCTGCAGTTGGCTTGCGCCCCGTTACGGCATTACTCATGCCACCTCCTCCGATTTAGGCCCTTAGGCGTTCTTTTTCTTCCAACATGGTTTTCAGCTCAAGCGCGCCTTGCGCCACCAGCTGCTGGATCAGCGCGGCCTTTGAGCACTTCAGCTTCTTCGCCAGAGTGCTGATGTTCTTGTCCCCCATCAGCTCTATGCCCATTTCGACCAGCTCCCGCCCCAGAACCGCCGGCTGAAGCCCGAGCGATTCCGCCACCTGGCAAAGCTGCTCATCGTGGTACGGATCGAAGCGCAGGGTTCTTTCCTTCAGCTTGCGGTGTTTCGGGTCGTTGTACATGGGCATTCCTCTGTTGTCGTTATCAATACAGGCCGACTTTTCGTGCTAGCCGTTCGGTCCTGCGCTTATCTTTGGCCTCTTCATCCTTGCGGCGATTTTCTTCGGCCTCCATGGCCAGCTTTACGTGCTGCTGGCGCGATACAGGAACCTCATCTTTCCACTGGCAGACGGTCGCGGCTCCAAGTCCAAGTGCGCGAGCTGCAGCCCGAACGCCGCCAAAAAACTCTACTACTTGCTTGCCTTTCATGTGTAGCTCCTTATTCGGTATGCCGCCATGATAGCGTTCGTAAATAAAACTAACAACCGGTAAAAAATGTGTTGACGGCGTTCGTATGCGGAACATATAGTTCACCCCATCGAAGCGCAGGCCTAAGCAGAACCTGCAGCCCGAACCGCTCTTTAGTCGCACCATCTGCCGGATCAATACCGGCCACAAACAAAGGCAAGCGATGGATCGGCCTTAACGATCCAGAGGGATGGCAACTGTCCCAGGGTGCGCAGCGCAAAGCCCCAAATCAGTTATCCGGCGGACAGGGTCGCGGTCGGAGTTAACACAGAATATTCACTGATGCCGATTCAATGAGTCGGCATTGGGAATTAACTGGAGGAATTCAGAATGAGCAATTGGATCAAGTGCAGAGACGAGCTTCCCGATCTTCCAAGTGGCGGCGGAAAACACCACGTAATCGCCTACACGCCAGCCAAGGATGCGCAAAGGTTCGCGAGCGGCTCCCGCTTCCTTTATTGGAATGGCATCGACTGGCGATACCCGGACGGCTCTCGGTTTGAGCATCGCGTAACGCACTGGCAACCGTTCCTTTTACCTCCTACCGAGTAGCAAAGAATGAATCACATCTATATCGGAGATCGCCAGCTTGAGCCGGACGACGACTTTGAGTGCCCATATTGCGGGCAATGCAGGCCAAACATTTTTTCGTATCGCCTACACATTGCACGATGCCCTGTAAGAGCATCGACCGAAGAGCCAGCAGGTGACGACGAATGAGCAAGAACGCAACTGCCGTCAGCATGATCGAGTCGCGAATTACGGCGATGTGCAAAAACGACACAGAGCGCCTGCGTGGTGAAACGGATATGGCTATTGAGATGGCCCACGCACTAGGCGCAATCGATTCAACCGAGAGGCGCCACTTTGTAGAGCGGCGCGACCGCATAATTGAGCGGTCCCACCAGATGACCATTGAACGAATTGGAGAGAAGCAATGAGCGGAATTGATTGGAG